AATTATTAATACAATTAATGAGAATGAATGTTCGTGATTTAGAAATGGAAAATTTACCTTCTGATTTAAAATCTAAAATATCTACATTATTAAAAATTACACCTGATATTTTAGAAGAAGATTATAATTCAAAGGCTACAAGAGTAGAACTTATACACAAAGCAAGAGAAAAAGTTAAAACAGATTTAAGTAATATTCATAAAGAGTATAAAGAAGACGCTAAGAATTTTTGGATAAATAATGAATTTAAAAAAGAATCACCTGAAAAATATGAAAAATATATTGAAAGAAAGAGGAAAACTAATCTAATGTTTGATACTCTTATATCAGATAGTAGAAACAAAATTTTAGAAGATTTTGCTGCTCTTAATTTATTGAGTTAATTATGGCAACCAACACCACAAATACGTTTACTAATCACACAGGTAATGGAACTGAAGTAAATTTTTCTATTAGCTTTACATATATTTCTAAAACAGATATTGATGTAACAGTTGGTGGTGTCTTAAAAACTCAAGGTACTCACTATACAGTAAACGGTCAGCAGATTACCTTTACTTCTGGTAATACCCCTGCTAATGGTGCAGCTATCAAGTTTCAGAGAGATACAGATATAACTGCTAAAAAGGTGGATTTTGTTGACGGTAGTGTTTTAACAGAAGCAGATCTTGATGCTAATAGTAATCAAATCTTGTTTGCTCAACAAGAAATAATGGATAATTTTGTTAAAAGAGATGGTACTCAAACTATTGTAAATAATCTTGTTTTTGAAGGTTCTACCAGTGATGATAATGAAACAACCCTAGCTATAACAGATCCTACCGCTGATAGAACTATTACTTTACCTGATACTACAGGTACGGTTGTAACTACAGGTGATACAGGAACAGTTACATCAACAATGATTAATGATGGAACTATTGTTAATGCTGATATTAATGCCAGTGCAGCTATAGCACAATCAAAGTTAAATATTGCTAATGCAACAACATCTGCAGCTGGCTATCAATCTGCAGCAGATAAAACAAAATTAGATGGTATTGAAATTAATGCCACCGCAGATCAAACAGTAGCAGAAATAAAAAACCTTTTAGCCAGCAGCCCTCTTGATTCTTCTCATCTTGCAGCAAATTCCGTAGGCTCTAGTCAGTTAGCCAGTAATGCAGTGGTAGAAACTTCTATTGGCCCTGATTCTATAACAAGTGCAAACATACCAGATTCACAAATTGGTAAAGAACACTTAAAAGATAACTCCGTAGGCAGTGGCGAATTAATAAATAATCAAGTCTTGTTTAGTAAACTTAATGATGCTCTTGTCGTTACTAATAGTGAACAGTCAGGAATAAGCGTAAACGATACATCATTCTTTACTACATCTGCTTCAGATGCCAGATATTTAGGAACTTTTGCACAATTAACAGGTAATACTTTTACTGGTAATAATATTCATAACGATAATGTAAAAGCTATATTTGGTACAAGTTCTGATGGGTTGGAAATATTTCATAATAGTAGCGATTCAATAATAAATGATTCAGGTACAGGTTCTTTAAAATTACAAACAGGAGGTAATACCAAATTTGAAGTTACTGATACAGGTGCAAATTTAACAGGAACTATTAATATAGGTGATGCAACAAATACAGCCCATTTTATAAAAAGGATTACAGGTGCTACTAATACTAACTGCGGTTTAGAATTAAACAGTGGTGGTAGTTTAAATCTTGTTACAGGTACATCAACAGCTTTTGTTAGATTATCAATATCAGCTACAGGTGATATACAATTTGGAACTTTAGCAGGTACATCTAGTCTTTTCTTGGAAGATGTTATAACTCATGCGGGTGATACTGATACACACTTTGGATTTCCACCTACCAATGCAGGAGGTCAGCAAAATCAGTTTGAAGTAAAAACAGGTGGTACTACAAGGTTATTTGTTGATAATACTAATACTACAGTTACAGGTAATATAGTCGTATCAGGTACAGTAGATGGAGTAGATATAGCTGCTAGAAATACCTTGTTTGGTGGCTTGACTTCCAGTTCTGGTGCATTAACTGATGGAGTAACAGCAACAACGCAATCAGCAAGTGATAACTCAACTAAAGTAGCTACAACAGCTTACACAGATACAGCAATAGCAAACTTAGCTGATTCTGCACCAAGCACTTTAAATACACTTAATGAACTTGCAGCAGCTTTGAGTGATGATGCTAACTTCTCAACAACTGTCACTAACTCAATAGCAACAAAACTAGCTCTTGCGGGTGGGCAGATGACGGGTAATATTACCTTCTCTGGTACTCAGACAGTAGATGGCAGAGATTTATCAGTTGATGGTACAAAACTAGATGGTATTGCTACTGGTGCAATAGCAAATGTTGTTGAAGATACAAGTCCACAGCTAGGTGGTGACTTACAAAGTAATGGTAACAATATTGATTTTGCTGATAATGATAAGGCTATTTTCGGTACTGGAGGAGATTTAGAAATTTATCACTCAGGAGATTTTAATTTTATTGTTAATAATAATAGTAAAAATTTAGCCATTCAAGCTAAGGCTGGAGAAAATGCAATAATTACAATACCAGATGCAGAAGTACAACTATATCACAATAACAGTAAAAAGTTTGAGACAACTTCAACAGGTGTTCAAGTTACGGGAAATATAATCGTACCTTTAGCAAATTCAGTAACCGCTGGAAGCGTAAATACTACAGGTTCTACTGCTTTTACTGCGGTAGACAATGGAACTGCTTTTTTTGGAACTGGATTAGATTTAAGAATTCTTCACACAGGTAGTCATTCAGTGATTCAAGATGCTGGTACTGGTCAGCTTCAGTTAGTAACTAGTTCTTTTAGGGTAAATAACGCTGCTAACAATGAAAATATGATTTCAGCAGAAGAGAATGGGGCTGTAAATCTCTTTTTTAATGATAC